TGTTTCATCACGCATACATTGAACCCCGTCAACAAAAGATTGATGACACCTTTGCTTACTTGCTTGAGCCTATCGCATCTGTTCGTTTAGAAACCATCAACAAACCACCAATCGGTCTTGACTATCAGGCTTTGTTCACCGCTGGAGTTATCACAAACGAAGAAGCGAGAAAGGAACTTGGATTGCCATTAATTACTGATGTGAAGCAATCATCTTTGAACGATGCTATCAATGCTTTGAGTCCGTTGGTTGCAAACAATGTGTTGTCAAATATGACAATTAACGAAAAACGCCAATTGGCAAATCTTCCACCAATTGCAGGAGGAGATTCATTGCCATCCGCATCACCCGTTGCCTTATCAAAACAAAATCCTTTTGGATGGGATGATGAAAGAGACATCAAGGTATTCCAACAATACGGAGAGAGTGCAGACAACTTTGAAGCGTACAAGTTTGAGTTCGTGGATGCTGTTGAAACTGCCATCTTGAATGTGTTGAAAGAGAATAAAGGTCTGCAAGTTGGGGACATCGTAAACATCACTAAACTGGATGCAAAGGTTGTCGCTGATGCCATTGCTAAACTTGCCAAAGCAGAGTTGATTAAATCATACGAAGATGGTCTTGAAACAACACCACAAGGAGTTGAAGAAGTGAAGAGATTAGAAACCGAGATTGTCGTTCGTTACAAATACGGATTAGCACCCGGTATTGAAGGTGGAATGATTATCCCTGGTTCAAGAGATTTCTGCCGTCAAATTGATGGAAGCAACCGTGTATATTCAAGAGAGGATATCAATGCGATGTCAACACAATTGGGATACGATGTATGGAAGCGGAGAGGTGGTTGGTATCACAACCCCGTCTTGGATGTTAACACCCCACAGTGCAGACATATTTGGGTGACTCAATTGTTGAGAAGAATAAAACGAATGTGACGACAAAGAATTGGTTTTGCTATATATAAGTATGAAAAGAACAATTTACATATACGGCTTAATCAATTCTTTAACTGGTCAAATATTCTATGTTGGTCAAACAAAGCGACCAAAAGCAAGATTAGGTGAACACATTTCAAAAAATAAAGTTGAAAAAAATCAAAAGAAAAAAGAACTAATTGAAATGATTTTTGAAAACGGAGGCAAGTTGCTATTTGTTGAATTAGATAAAACAACCGACCAATCCGAAGCGTTTACATTGGAAAGCAAGTACATTAATTCGTTTAGTGATTTAGTTAATTTAATGGATACAAGATTGCCAAGTAGAAAAGGCTCAAAAGCAAGTGAAGATACAAAGCAAAAAATGTTCAATAGTTCACCATTAAAGAAAAAAGTAGCAATGATTGGAAGTGACAATTTGGTGATTCGGATATTTGATAGTGTGAGAGACGCACACAGAAAAACACAAATTGACCATAGGAGCATTTCGGCAGTTGCTTCGGGTTCTTTAATTAGAAAAACTGCTGGTGGCTTTAAGTGGCAATATTTATGACCAATTTTGTATATTTCATTTCAACCACTTATCTCAAAGACAACACCCCTTTGAATGAGAATGTTGATGACAAGTTGCTGAAGTCAGCAATCAAAGAAGCTCAAGAAATCTACATCCGTGATGTGATTGGTTCAGGCATCTACAATGAGTTGCAAGTACAGGCATTCGCTGGAACATTAACCCAGTTGAATACTACCCTTTTGGATTCATACATCGCACCTTGTTTGAAGTATTATACCTTGACCGAAGCAATGCTTCCAATGACATTCAAATTGATGAACAAAAGCGTAGCAAGTAGGGAGAGTGACAATGCTCGTGCCGTATCAGTTGAGGAAATGACAATGATTGAAGGGCGTTATCGTGACAAAGCGGAATACTATGCCAATAGATTGAGGGATTATCTCCGCACAAACACCAATGATTATCCTTTGTTCTTAAATCCCGGCAGTACATTTGATACAATCCGACCAAAGAACACCGCATTTGTAGGTGGTATTTATCTTCCAACATCTCAAGATTGCTTTTGGAACTATGACTTCCCCGACACGGACAAATAAATGGCAAAAAAACAACGAAGCCAAACTTCTCAAATTTCTCAAGAATGACACTAAACCAAATAATCCAAAAGATTCAAACGGCAGCCGAAAGCCATAAGATGGTTCACAAGTTTGGCGTTGGTCAGCAGTCAAATATGACGGTTGAGAATGTTGAGTATTATCCGTTGGTTTGGTTGTATCCAGATGGCTTCAATTTGCAGTCAACTGGAAATCTTCAAACCTACAACTTTGCATTGCTTGTGATGGATCGTGTATTTGAAAGCGAATCAAACACGATTGAGGTTCTTTCCGATACTGCACAGATTATGACCGACATCTTTGCATTGATTGAAGACAACACCCAAAACGATGAGGATTTTGAGATTGTAATCAACGGCAATGCATCTCCTTTCTACGATTCAAAAACTGATATTCTCGCTGGTTATGCAATCAACTTCCAAGTCCTCACTCCTTATCTACACAATACTTGCGTTGTTCCTGTTTAGTTGGTTGTGGGCGTTCTTCAATTATGATGAACCAGTCCGATACATTAGACCAATTAGCGTGAAAACCAACGAGAGAATCATCATCAAGGAGAAAATCAAAAGAATCCGTCTAATTGATTCAATAAACCACTTTGATACAATATACCTTGACACCTTCAAACCTTCAGCAGAGGGGTTAAAAAAGGCAATAGGATTGCACATCCACTTGGATACTACGCTATGAGCAAAACGCTGAAACAAGAAACCGTCAAAAAATACATTCTTCAATTTCCTGAATTGCCGAACCGAACTTTGGCATCAATGATATTTACAAGAGAAGAGGGTTTGTTCAGCACTTTAGAAAATGCAAGGGCGGTCATTCGTTATTACAAAGGTGCAATGGGAGAGAAAGATTTACATCATGTTATGAATCAAAATCACATAGATAAACCCACACATTCTTCCATCAAAGAAGGATTGGCAAAATTGAATATCCTCTCAAGGGCAGAAGATATGATCCCCGTTGTTTTGGGCGAAGGAAAGTATTTGATTCTTTCGGACATTCACCTTCCATTTCACGATGAAGAAGCGTTGACTGCTGCCTTGAATTATGGAGCAACCAATGTGCCTGATTGTATTATCTTGAATGGTGACATTCTTGATTGTTATGATGTGAGCAGATTTTCAAAGGAAATTCGCAGACCAAAGATTTCGGAGGAATTGGAAATGGGAAGAAACTTTTTTAAGTATTTGCGAGAGTTATTCCCAACACAACCAATTTACTACAAGATAGGGAATCACGAGGAAAGAATGAGGGCATACATCTTGAGGAATGCTCGTGAACTTGCTGATTTGAACGATGTAAGTTTGGAATCTTTGTTGCATCTAAACACATACAACATCATTCCAGTGAATCGTGAAATGATTAAACTTGGTAAATTGACAGTATTACACGGTCACGAACTTGGGGAATCAGTATTCTCACCAGTAAACCCTGCACGAGGATTCTTCTTGAAAGCAAAAGCATCAACAATTGTCGGTCACTATCATCAGGTATCTCACCACTCCGAAAACAATCTTCACGGAGAACAAGTTGGTGTTTGGTCAATGGGTTCACTTTGTAACTTGTCACCCGAATATAGACCTTATGCTTACACCAAATGGTCAAATGGGTTTGCCTATGTAACGGTGAATGAAGATTTATCCTTTCATGTTGACAACTTCAAAATCATCAACGGTAAAATCTTGTAATATGATCAAGGTTCAAATCATACACGAGACCAAGAACGACAACTGGATGGGTTTGATTGAAGGCGAATCCGACATCATCCAAATCTTGGAAGATGGGATGGTTGATGAACACCAAATCGTTGCCATCTCGCAGTTGTTTGAAAACACCCAACTCTATATGCGAGGAGGTCACATCATCTTGATTGAGGAAAACTATTATACCTTTGTTGTCAAATGGATGCAGTCAACCCAAACCACTACAAGCAAGGCGAAATAGAATGTATTGATGCCATTGAATCTGCCACCATCAAGAAGAAAGGATTGGTTGCGGTTTGCACTGGGAACATCATCAAGTACTTGTGGAGATGCGAAGACAAGAACGGCTTGGAAGATTTGTACAAAGCGAAGTGGTATCTTGACAAGCTCATAGCCGAAAAAGAAAAACAATCAAAGAAAAATGCTACCTTATAGGATGAAAGCAATGATAAAAATATTAACCTATGGGTTTATTTTTTGGTCGTTGAATTTATCCGGTCAAGCCCTGATTGATACCAACACAATCAAACAAGCCAACACATATTTGGTCAAAGGTGCAATTGCAAGAGAACAAGTCACGCATTTACGCAAGATTGTGACATCGGATTCCATCATTATTGCCGAACAAGATTCGGTCATAACCAAACAAAAGGTAAACATCGCATACTTGAATGAGGAGAATAATTCACTTTTGAGGCAAAATAAAGCCATTATTACAACTTTAAAGTTGTTTAAGGGTATAACTATAGGTTTAGGAATTTTAACGCTTGTTGGATGGCTACGATAGACATTAACAAACTGCCTGATGCACTTGATACATACTTGGATGATGTCAATCAAGGCTCACTCCTTCAACAAATCATTGTTGATTGGTGGAATAAGAAAGTGATTCCACCCATTTGGGCGAATCTTGACAACAAAAACATCAATGCGTCTTCAGTTCTTCGCCAATCTTTTGTTCCAGGAGAGATCACCAAAACGCCAACATCCATCAACACCATTCTTCTCGCTGAAGATTACTGGGAGTTTGTTGAATACGGAAGGAAGCCAACAAGAAATGGTCACACCGAAGGCACTCCTTATTTGTGGCAGTCAATCAAAGAATGGATGGCATACAAAGGAATCAAGCCACCACAAACGATGACTTACGATTCAATGGCGAAGGCAATCGCAAACAAGATTCACCGCAGAGGAACGAAGGCACAACCATTCCTTGAGGATGCGTTCACGGAATCAATACAGATGGAATTGGTGAATGAGTTGAATGCTCGTTTTGGAGATTTGATATTCTCGGAAGACATAAAATTGTAACAAAAAGAAAAGTTTATTTGCATTATTAGAAAGTTTATTTTACTTTTGCTCTTGTTATGGATTACAACAAAGCAATTGAAACAATTAAACTGAAACGCAGACAAGGACTATTTCAAATAGTCGCACGAAAAACTGGTGTATCACTTCCAACGGTAAGAAAGTATTTGGTTGAGGGAAACATCGTTTCTCCAAAAGCAAAAGCCGTCATTGAAATTGCATTGAGGGAGGTGAACAATGATTGAAGCAACAATCAACGGATGGATTCTCACAATCGGT